ATTTTTTAGTAATATGAATTGCTACAGAACCGCCACCAAGAAATGGTTCTCGAAACTGATCATAGTCTCGGAGATCTGGAAAATAAGGATCCATCTTAGTGCAAGCACGGGACTTGCCGCCTGGATACCTTAAACAAGTTTTTAGTTGTTTTTGACTAACGGGTTTCATATGACTGCCTCAATCAAATCATGTAGTTTAATGGCAAAATCTTCTTTCTCTTTTGGTTTAACACCCCTCACTAAAAATTCAATATCATCATGATTGACTCTAAAAGAAACCACAGCATCTTTAACTTGAACATTCTTCATACAAGAATCCCAACTACAAATACCGACAGTATAATTTTTAGTATCCCAAAGTAACATATAATCAAATGTTTTTTCAGGTAAACCTAGATTTTTACCTTGGAAGTTTTTAAGAGTGATTTCTTTAGTATAAGGAACTGTTTTTTGAAATAACCCATCCATCCCCTTAGATTCATAATAAAGGTTATCTAAAATACCATAAAAATCTTTACCACTTTCTTTATCACCAACATACTTCAACTGCCCACCACTGTACTTAGCAATAGCAATTTCTTGCACCTCTGCTCTCAAAGGTCTTGTTTGATTTCTTTTAAGACCACTAGTAGATTTAACTACTCCAAAAATAGAGGGAAAATCAAAAAGTTTTGGATTAATCATTTAAACTCAACTTCACACATAATTTCAGTAAGGGCAGCAAGAAGATTTATCTCTTGGTCAGCCACGAAACAAATCTGATATTGATATTTTGCAATAACCAGAACAGCAGCAGGAATAGAAGCAGGCACGAGAGCGTCATAAAGGGCATCATAAACCCTTCGAAGAATAACAGAAGAGTCATTATCCAAGTTAGAAACAACCCACTTACGAACCGCCGTGAAGTTCTTCTCTTTGAGATATTTAATGAGATCATTTACTGAGATGTCTGAGAAAGATGCAAGAATGCCTGCATCAATTTGCCCTCCCGTAGAGTACCTTTGACATTCGTTGAGGACTCGTCTGAAATCGGGAAAATGTTTGGATACAAGTTCTGCAACGACTTTTTGATCATACTCGATCCTTTCCGCATCCAGGATGTTTTGTAGACGCTTGAAGAAGGATCCTGCCAACTGGGCTTTTTGTTTCCCTTTGATTGTGAAGTCAATGACGGCACATCGGGAGTGGAGGGGTTCGATGATTTTGTTCTTGTAGTTACAGGTGAAGATGAATCGGCAGTTGTTATAAAATGCCTCAATATTCGCCCGTAATAGGAGTTGTACGTCGTTTCCTGTGTTATCCGCCTCATCGATGATGATGACTTTGTGTTTAGAAGATCCCGTAAGTGAGACGGTCGAAGCAAAGTTCTTTGCTTGGTTTCGTACAGTATCCAAGAAACGTCCTTCGTCGGATCCGTTGATAACATAATAATCTGCTCCCAGCTCATTACACAATGCTTTCGCAATGGTTGTTTTACCAATACCAGGAGGTCCAGCAAGAAGGAGATTTGGGATCTCACCTTTATCTACAAACTCCTTAAATGTTTTTTTAGTTTCATCAGGAAGAATACAATCATCAATTACTTGAGGACGGTATTTCTCCACAAAAAGAAATTCACTAGTCATAATCAAATCCAATCAGGTTTTCTTTTGGGCATACGGAGATAATTATTTGCAACCCAAGGTTTGGATGCAATATATCTTTTGTATGCTTCAAATGTATCAATTGTGTCGTCAAACTTCCATTCCTCAGGCATAGCACGAGCAAATGGAGTTACACTGGTTATCTTTCCTTTTGGGAACAGATAGTAAGCAGACACAAGAGTATTATAGCACGAATGAGTTTTACCATATCGCACAGAATACTCATCACACAAGTTCATTCCCCACTTAATCAACCAATAGGCATTGTGGATACTATCCATTGCCCATTTGGTGCAGGGGTGATTACGAAACGCACCCTTTTCAGTTCGGTAGGGAGTGCCGTCAGTCTTAGGCAGAGTGCCGTAACTATGACCCCACTTTTTAGATGCCACAATGGAAAGCATCTGACAGCACTCCAGTGGCATTTTGACGATATGTTTGTCAGGGAGACAGACAGCACTCTCAGCAGGCCAAGGTGATGTTACAAAGATGTTCATCAGAAACAATACTTTCGAACATAGTATCGAACTTTTTCTGGTTTGTCTTCAAAGTAAAATGCCTCGTGTTCTTTCTGTGTTGCTTTATAGGATTGAGTAATATCCACAGATCTTTTGATATCTTCCATTTTATTCCAAGGAAGAGGCATTGATTTTGCAGAAATACCGATCGGTTCATTATGATTACAGATCTGCGCGGCGTGAAATGCTTCGTGAAAGACTGTTTCATTCACATAACGACGCATATCCCAACCATCATTTTTGATGTTCTTGGTGCATACAACAAATTTATTTGGAGTTTGGGTATACCCAAAAACTTGATTATTTCGACACAATCCAATATTTTCGTGAATATGAAACTTGGCAGAAATCAAATCACGAATCAGTTGTTGACCCTGTGGGTTCAGATAAAGAAGAAATTCCATCACTTAAAAGTAGAATCAGGTTCCAGAGCAATCCAATAACTGACATCAAATCCAGTGTTCTTGAAATGTGACAAAAGTTTAGAAGAGATTACCACCTCATAAGAACCAGGAATGATCTTAATGTTTTCCACCTTAAAGTTAAAAGTGAATACCTCATCAGTTTCTCCAACAACCACAGAAAAGTCATTAGAGGTATCGTTCTTTTTATCACGAACAACCAGTTTCACTACGCCTGCTTCACCAACCACAGAAAGATCGGGAAGTTGTAATACGGCAGCAGCTTTCAGAAGTTTATCCAGTTCTTTGGTATCAAGAACAAAACAAACATCTTCAGAAGGAAGAGTAATTGACTTATCGGGAGGAGTAACGATTACATTTGGATCTGCAAAGAAGTATTTGGAACGTGACCTACCTTCTTTAATTACAACATAACTTTCATTTACAAAGTCAAGTTCTGCATTTTGATGCAAATTGAGTCCATTTAGAAACTGGTTCAGATCATAGATACCAAAGTCTTTAGGAAGTTCTTCTTCAATTGTTGCTTCTGCAAGAATGTTTTTCATCACAGAAATAGTGCGAAGTGAACTACCTTTTTTAAACAAAATTGATTGATTAATGGAAGAGAAGTTCTTAAGAAGAGTGAGAGTTTTGTCAGAGAGTTTCATAATTTGGGGTTTCAGTTTCATTACCATTAAGAATAGACTTCACGTTTTGCATTCTTATCGTTGAAGTTCATTAGAAGCACAGCATAGTGCAGAATCTTCATAATGTCACGACGAGCAGTGCCTTTCTTATCATACCGTGAAGCATATTTAAGAATGTTACTACGACAGAATGCTTCACCATCACCGCAAGCTTCAATCAAATCCAGAGTTTGGATTTTATCATCACCAGCAGAATAGTGTTGATTATATGTTTTACGAATATATTCTAACAATTCTTTTACAATCTTTTCCTCGTTATATTTCCAGGGAATTGCGGGTGAGTTATTAATGATAGTATCATCATTCCTGACCGTGACATTACCAGTAAAGTTGTGTTCATACAGATATGGAAGTTCTTTTGGAATGGAACTCTCATAAATTGTTTCAAAGTTTTCAGACATTTTTAATTCATCGTAAAGTAGAGACCATGTATTAGTCATTATATCAAAAAGGAAGGTTCTTGTCAAGACGACCACACTCAATAGTCAGTTCAAGTTCATTAGAAGGCATCACAAAATCAGCATCAATTTTGTCATAGAGTTCTAGGAATGCTTGTTTGGTTTCATCATCAAAACGATTAACACATACTTGGATTGCTTTTTCTTTATCACCAAAGATAGCATAAGCACGAACAATGTGAACCAATCGACGAGTGCTGATGATTTCTTCAATACCACCATCATAAAACGTTTTACGAATCACATCGCCCCAATCAACAAGACGCTTACAGAACTCAAGATCCTCTACACCAAGGTCCAGAGCAATACCCTCAAGGATCCTTTGCTCTACTGAAGGAGCAGGGTAGGACTGCTCAAACGTCACGGGAAACCGCTCTAGGAACGCCTCGTTGAGCACATTGGTGCCTATGAATCTACCATCCTCGCTACCCTTACCTTTAGTGTTTGCAGTAGCAATTACATTAAAACCAACAGTGGGTTTTACGAAACGACCAATCTTTTTAAGGAAGACACCTTTACCTTCTAGGACTGATTGTAGGCAAAGAATTTTATTAGATGCAAGGTCAATTTCATCGAGAAGTAGGATTGCGCCACGTTCGAGTGCTTCAATAACGGGTCCGTTGTGCCATGCTGTCTCGCCATTAACAAGGCGAAAACCCCCAATAAGATCGTCCTCATCTGTTTCGATAGTGATATTAACACGGATCAATTCCCTCTTAAGTTGAGAACATGCTTGTTCGACACTAATCGTTTTACCATTACCCGAAAGACCCGTAATAAACGCAGGGTAAAATATGCGGGACTGAATAATTTTTTTAATATCGTTAAAGTTACCAAACTTGACGAAGGTATCATCTTTATCAGGAATAAGGTTTTGTGGTGTAGATGGGAGGACAGCAGGGGACTGGAAAGTACGTTCGATTTCTTCTACCTTTTGTTGAGTCACTTCCAGATTCCACTTACCACGACCGACTCTGAAAGGCTCAAGACGCTTGGTTACAGTAGGATAGGAAACATTTTTTGACGCACAATATCCACGAACATCTGCTGCAGTAAATTCTTTGCCGAAAGTATTTCGAAGATCGGTGAGAATCTGATCGTCGTTCATTTTGGTGCGAGACATAATGGAGTTTTTAACTAAAGTCATTATAAAACGAAAAAAGGGTCACTAAGACCCCCAGTGGTCAGTTTGCCAACTGGTTCTTCAGTTTTTCAAAGGATTCTCTGCTGGCAATTTTTCCTTTGTAACCAGGATAAAACTTCTCTACTATCGCAGGAATACCCATAGCAGTGATTGCACTGTCACAAATGACCCATACTTCTTTGGTGTCGTATTTGACCACATGCTCTAACGGAAATTTGGATTTCATTTTAATCCTCAACAGTAAATGTTTTCTTTTTGACTTTGGTGTCAAACTCACCAGTTCTACCAGGTTTCATACTTCCTATTTTAACA